GCTGGGCTTGCTGGGCTTGCTGGGCTTGCTGGGCTTGCTGGGCTTGCTGGGCTTGCTGGGCTTGCTGGGCTTGCTGGGCTTGGTCGCCTTGGCGGTCTTGGGCGCCTTCTGCGCCTTGGTCTTGCTGGTCATGGCTTCCTCCCTGCCCTGGTGGGGCGGTGGGGAGGAGTAAATCATCATTGACCGACAGAGTCAACAACAATTTACCTAGGAATTATTCCTAGGCCATGGTCGGCAACGTGAAATCGCGAAGAAATGCCCTTTACGCTAGGGAATCTAGGTGTTTGCGGACACTTGAAGCGCAGCCAGGGCATCGGCCCGTCAATAGCTTGCAGGCCGAGAAGAAGACGAGGGAGGGGACGCCGGAAACGATCCAAGCGATCACCACAAACCAGATCCCTACAACATCGTGAGGGCTTTGCTTGACTGCATTCCATGCAACCACGGCAAAAAAAACAAGGATCACGCCCAATCTGATCCATCCCCAGCCCGCTAGAAGGATTCCACAGAAATCGGAAAGACGGTTAGCAAGGCGGTCAGAGCTCAGGCGACCTGTGAGCCATCGAACGAATTCTGGTTTTCCTTCCGCTGTGTTGATGGCGTCCACTTGAATGCCAAGCTCAACCGATGCCTCAGCGATCATTTGGTCAAGAGCTCGACGGTAGGCCCGAGCAGTTAGAAGTCCTTCCGCCGTCATCAGAAAGAAAAGCGCCGCACCAGCTCCCGCAATGCTGAACCATGTTGCTAAGGCAGACATCGACTTCTCTCCTTTGCGCGCCTTCCATCAATCGACCCAGCCAGCCACCCAGCGTATGCGTCCGGCGATCTCGATGCCCTTGGCAGGGTCGAGCTTGCGCGGCTTGCGCCACTTGGGGTCAGTATCGTTGTCGCTGACTGCATACCAGGCGCCGTCCAGCTCCATGAGTCGCTTCGCCAACAGATCCCCGTCGTAAGTGATGACGTAGAGCTTGCCATCCTTCGGCGTCTTGTCGCTCGTGTCGATCAGGATTGCGTCACCGTCATTGATCGTCGGCTGCATCGACTCGCCCTTGCCGTAGATGACGGCCAGCTTGTCGGCCTTCAGCCGTTTCCGGCGCAGGCTCTCGGCCCGGAACTTCAGCTTGTGCGTCTCTGCATACTCATCGACGACCTGGCCATCGCCAAGCGCGGCCGCTTGGCGAACGCCCATGATGTCGGACCAGTCGGATGCGTCATCCGCAGGGATGGGGGCGTTTTTCGGGCCCGTGCCAGACACCAGCCACCGCAAATTCACGCGGAAATGACGCGCCCAGCCTTCCAGGAACTCGGCGTTCGGCTTCTGGTTCTTCCCGCCCTCCAGTTGCGACACGAACTGCTTGGTGGTGCCGACGATGGCGGCGAACTCCGGCTGGTTCATGCCGGCATCGATGCGTAGCTGCTTCAGGCGGTCTCCGATCATGTCAAGAATCATTGACCGGCGCTCGTAAATATCGGTTGACGCGCGGGGTAAACGATGATTTACTGCCGCCATGAACATCACCAAGCGACTGCTCAAGGATCGTCTGAACTTCTCGTCGGATGGGCAGCTTGCCGATTGGTTTGGCGTCAGCAAGCAAGCCGTTAGCCAGTGGGGAAGCGACGACGCTGTCATTCCCGAAGGAAAGCAGTGGCAGGCCCGCGCCCTGCGCCCCGACATCTTCGGCCCCGCGCCCACGGAAGGGGAGGCTGACCGTGCAGCCTGAGCGCAGCCCGTTCGCTACTGGTTTTCCGGATCTTCGTCCAGAAGAAATTGAGCAAGTCGCCCGAGAGTGGTGTTCATGCCGCTGCTGTATGACTGGCTCTGCGCGTAGATCGGGCTTTCCATCGCTGCTTCGATCAATTCGACGCAGCGTTGCCGCCAAATGGCAGCAAGCTTTTTCGCATCGGTATGCGTCGCAATGAGCACCTTGATCGCGAACTCGTATGCCATGCAGCGGCCGGCCGTCTCTAGCAAGAGGTCGTGTGTCGTGTTGATGGATCGCGGTGCATCGCCAGGTGTCGGGGCATCTTTCGCTTCCATGAAGCTCTCCGCGTGGCTGTGGTGTGTGGTCGCACTCACATCCTACTGCGCGGAGAGCTTCACCTTGCTGCTGTCCACGGAATGGGAGGCGGCCTGAGATGGACACGGACTTCCCCATCGAGCCGCTGAGCTGGCCCGAGTTCTCGCAGCGCCTGTTTGAACAATGCCTCAGCTTGGCATCGTGCGAACAGCTTCGCGAACCATCCCCACGTACGCCTGAAACACCTGCTGCACCTGTGCCGAAGCTTCCGGTGACAGCACTCCGTCGCCAAGAGCCTGCGGAATGTGCAGGTGCGCCTGTCGAAGCGTGTTTAGCACCGCTTCCTGGTTCGGATGGTGACGAATGAGCGCGGCAAGGATTACCACCTGCGCCACATCCTTCGCGGCCTGCCCGTGGTTGGCCAACGGTGTCGAGCTGTTCATGGACTTCCTCCGGTGTGTGGACGGTTGCTTGGCAGCGCCAGCCTATCACCGGGGGGAGTCCGCCTTTTCGCGTCGTGGTCATGGTGTTTTTTTTGCCACGGCGAGGTCCGTCCAATGAAGTCCAATGTCTTGCCGGCGATGGACGGACCGCAGATTCCGCTGCGCCTGGCGCGCGCTGCGCAAGCCGTCGACCCGGTTCTGGTGATCGCCCAGCCGTCACTGCTGGCGGCGATCAAGCTCTGCATCTCGCTGGGCGGCTTCGAGGCTGACAAGCAGGTCTACGGCGCGCTGAACATCGACCCGAGCCACTGGACGCGGATCACCCGCGGCGACGCGCATTTCCCGGTCGACAAGCTCACCGAGCTAATGGATCTGTGCGGGAACGAGGCGCCGCTGATCTGGCTGGCGCACTCCCGTGGCTACGACGCCAACAGCCTGCGCAAGCGCGAAACAGAAACTGAACGCGCGCTGCGCGAAGCCCGCGAAGCACTCGACGCCGAGCGCGTGAAGGTGCGCGTGCTCACCGAGGCGCTGCACGGAAGGGCCGCATGACCCACACCACCCTCGACCTGCGCGAGCCGATCCAGCACCCCGCCGAGGGCGCCCTGGAGTACACCGGCCACGAGCAGCTGGCCGAGCAGTTCCGCGCCGCGCTTGAGGCGAAGAAGGCCGACCCGGAGCCGTCCGATGCGTGACGCCCTCCCGCCCACCCAGTGGCTCGTCTTCACCCCGCACGCCGTCGCCGGCACGCACTGGCACAAGCTCGCCACGCGCAAGCTCCAGCGCGAGTTCGCCCAGGCCAACGGCGGCTACTGCTACGACCTGCGACGCAGGAGGCACTGATGCGTATCGAGACCATCGACAATGCGACGCTGTACCTGGGCGACTGCCGCGAAGTCCTTCCGACGTTGCCGAAAGTGGACGCGGTGATTACCGATCCGCCGTATGGGATCGGCGCAAACAAGCAAACGCTCGGCAAGGGCAAGAAGGAGTTTGATCGCGGCGGGGATTGGGACGAGTCAGCGCCCGATCTGTCCATCTGCATGATGGCCCCGCTGCTGTGTTTTTGGGGGGGCAACTACTTCGCCAGCCAGTTACCAGTCACGAACGACTGGCTGATCTGGCACAAGGTCAATGATGGCCGCAGCTTTTCCGAATGCGAGATGGCGTGGACGAATTTCGGTCGGCAAATCCGCCACCTTTCGCATCACTGGGCTGGCGAGGAAAAGGAGCACCCAACCCAGAAGCCGCTGCCGGTAATGCTGTGGTGCATAGGGCAGGCAGGAGACGCGGCGCAAGTAATCGCTGACCCATACATGGGGTCGGGGACGACCGGAGTTGCTTGCGTGATCCTTGGTCGCCACTTCATCGGCGTCGAGCGCGAACCCAAATACTTCGACATCGCGTGCCGCCGCATCGAGGACGCCCAGCGCCAGGGGAGGTTGATCGCATGAACGCCGTCAACCTCGACCTGTTCGCCAAGCCGTCGATGCGCCGCATCGAGACGCCGGCAGCGCGAAACACCGACCCCAGCACCTCGCACGAAGCCGCAGCAGAGATCACCGCCAGCGGACTGCTCGCCCTCCAGCAAGCGCAGACCGTCTACGCGATCCGCGCCTACCCGGGCCACACGATGCAGGAGCTGGCCGACCTAACGGGCCTGGATCGCTACATGCTCGGTCGCCGCGTCAGCGAGTGCGAGACCGCTGGCCTCGTCGTCCGCGGCATCAAACGCAAGTGCTCGGTCACCGGGCGCAGTGCGGAGCCGTGGTGGCCGGCAGGCGAGGGAAGGCTGCGCGCGTGAACTACTTCGAGCTCTATCCAGGCGACTACCTGCGCGACACCACGCGCCTCACACTCATCGAGCATGGCGCCTACTTGCGCCTGCTGATGGCGTACTACGCGGAGGAGACACCACTGCCGGCCGATCCGGTGGAGCTGTATGTCATTGCCGGCGCCATCAGTGCAGCGGACAAAGCCGCGGTGCGCAAGGTCGTCGATCGTTTCTTCCCTGTTGGCGACGACGGCATGCGCCATAACGGCCGGGCCGACGGCGAGCTGTCGAAGTTCGGTACACGCTCCGCAGGCGCCCACGAGAAGCGCAGCAATGAGGCTGAACGCCAGCGTCGCACTCGCGAACGACGCACGCAGATGTTCGCTGAGCTCCGCGAGGTCGGAATCGTCCCTGACGGCATGATCACGATGGCCGAGCTCCGTGACTTGCATACCGCCAATGTCACGTGTGACATAGCCGTGACGTCACGCGTGACTGACCGTGACAAGTCACGCCATGTCACGGGTGTGAACACGGCTACCACTAGCCACAAGCCACAAGCCAATAGCTCCGTAGGTAGATCTGAGGCAAGCACAGAGATCTCCCCACGCGACCCGACCGGCCCAGGGCGCGCGTGCCTGCTGATGCGTCAGGCCGGCTGCGCCCAGGTCAACCCCAGCCACCCGGACCTCCTCGCCGCACTGGCCGAAGGCGTGAGCCCCGAAGCACTGCGCGACACCGTCGCCGAGGCCATCGGAGCCGGCAAGGCCAAACCCTTCGCCTGGGCCATCCAGACCGCCCGAAGTCGACACGCCGAGGGTGTCACGCCCCTCGCCGCCGGGCCGCCGCGCAACGCGCCGCGCCGCTCGACCCCCAGCAAGACCCTCCAAGGGCTTCAAGCACTCCAGGAACTAGGCCATGGCTACTCCCGACTGGATTCTCCACGAGATCACGAACGGCTTGACGCGCCTCGCGACGCTGAGCCTTGACCGCACCCCGGCGATGGACGTGATCCAGGCCACCGCACTGACCTGGCACGACGCCATCCGGCAGGGCAAGGACTGGCAGCAGGAACGCGACCGGCCGCGCTTCCAGGCCGCCTTCCGCACGCTGGTGCAGGCCTGCACGCAATGGCCGTCGCCGCGGCAGTTCCTCGACGCGCTTCCGGCCATCCCGCGACCCGAGGAAGTGCAGCGGATCGAGCACGAGGAGCGACGCGTGCGCGGCCTCGAACACCTGCGCGAGATCGGCAAGTCGATGGGCTGGAGCTCGGACGAGGAGGGTGGTAATGCGACCGCAACCGCTCCGTGACCGGATCGTCGCCGCGCTGCGTCTGCAGCCGATGACGATCCAGCAACTGGCGACGTGCCTCACGCAGGCATATGGCGCCATCCATCGCGAACTTTCGTTGCTGCACGACGAAGGACTGGTTAGCGGCGCGGGCATGTGGCATCGCCAGCAACTGCATGGGCTTGCCGCATGACCCACCCCGACCTTGCCCGCTTCGCGCGCGCGCAAAACGAAGTCCATGGTGTCGAGGTTTTCGCATGAGAGGACGCAAAGACGGCACGCACGACGCGATTGTGCGCAGGTTCCGGCAGTTGGGTTGCAGCGTGATCGAGCTACACGCGACGGGCATTCCTGGCTGTCCTGACCTGGGCGTGGGCCTGCTTGGCCGCACCGAGCTGGTCGAGTGCAAGGACCCTAAGACCGCATACGGTCGGCGTGGCTTCAACGGCAACCAGACGGCCTTCGCCCGCGACTGGCGCGGCGGCAAGGTCTGGCTGTGCAGCAGCGAGGACGAGGCGACGGCGCTGGTGCAGAACTGGAGGCGATCATGACTATCTTCGGCTATTTCGATGATTCCAATCAGGCGGCACCGGCTTTCGATCCTGGCTTGGATGCGCTCTGTCCGCATTGCCTGCGCACCCTACGGTTGCCTGTCATGACCATCAGTCTTATGCGTGTAGGAAGTCGACGAAGCTACTTTTACCGCGTGCACCGGCATTGCCAGTTGCATGCAAGTTCCGCGGATATTCATCGCGTCGAGTCGGCGCTGATTGATTCAGATATCGCATGAACGTCCTGACCGACCTCGACCGCTCCGCGCTGCGCATTTCCCTAGCCGCCATGACCGACGTCGAATTGGCGCATGTCGAGAAGGTCTCGCGCACCTGGCAGGGCATCGGTGACAAAGCGCGCCGGGAACAGCGGAAGCGGAAGCGCGCTCGGGACAAGTCGGAGCAAGGGTGGGGCGTCCTGTGACCTGGCACACTGACACTCCGCCACGCCAGGACGAGTACCTGGTCATCGACAACTGGACCAAGCGCGAAGTTGCCGTCTGGCGTCCCGATGTGGGCTGGTGCGTGCGCGGCAAGTGGGTCGGCCATGACGGCGTGATGGGCTGGATGGAGTTGCCGGGCGTGCCGGTGGCCATGATGCGGGAGAGGTGGTGATGAGCAACGACTTCTGGGGCAAAGACCGGCCGATGCTGCTGGAGCGGCTGGGTCGCCTGCTTGGCTCGACAACCTATCGCGACCAGGACTCGGGAGGCGGCACGCCATTCTCGGCGCGCAAGCTGACGGCGGAGGCGAAGCTGCTGCTATCGATCAAGTTCGCCCAGGCGCATGTCGGCGACGTCGGTCCGTGGATCGTCTACAGCATCGCCCTGCTGGTGGACGACCGCCAGCGCGAGATCTGCACCTGGCTGGCCGACAAGCTGATCGCCGGCACTGGACCGACCGGCAAGCGCAACCGCGACCGCATGCTGCCGATTGCTTTGGCTGCGTATCAGTTGGCCGTGCACGGCATCGAGGTCGAGCCGCCAGTGCATGCCAACCATCGCGACTTCACGCTGCTAGCGAACATCGGCGCCGGCTGGATCTGGACGAAAGCCGACGGCGTGATCACGCGGCTGGAGGATGCCGACGAAACCCGGCGCATGGATGCGCAAGACCAGGTACTTGCTGTCAAGGGGTGAATCGGATAGTTTTGGATATAGGTCAAGTTGTCACCAAGCCCTACCCATCTCCAAGCCTCGCCCTCAACGGCGGGGCTTTTTGCATTCTGCGCCGCTGGTCTAACGGCAAGGCACGGCCCTTCCAAGGCCGAAGATGCCGGTTCAAATCCGGCGCGGCGCTCCACATCGAGGATTCACCCATGCGCGACGACGACTTGAACGCGGCGCGCGGGTGTGTCTTTGCCGTTCTGTCGTCGCTGGCACTGCTGGTGCTCGTCGCCCTGTGCTACGGAATCGCCCGATGATCGACCTTCCCGCTACGCCACAGATCGTGCTCGGGAAGGTGATCGTGCCGGCGCTGGAATTGTTGCCGGCGCAAATGGACAGTCCGCAGGCGCGGGTGATGCTGGTGGCGATCATGTTGCAAGAGTCTGGGCTGCGGACGCGCCAGCAACAGAATGGTCCTGCCCATGGCCTGGCGCAGTGCGAGCAGCCCGTGATGCAGCTGCTGCTGGACAACCCTGCCAGCGCCAAGCTGGTCCGCGAACTGTGCCATTCCCGCGCCGTCGCCCCGGTGGCTTCGGACATGTACTGGGCGGTGCTGACCGACGACATCTTCGCAGCAGCTATCGCCCGTCTGATCCTGTGGTGCGATCCGGCGCCGTTGCCAGCCGTAGGCGATGCAGACGAGGCGTGGGCTTGCTACCTGCACGTATGGGGGCCAGGGAAACCACGTCCGCAGGACTGGCCAAACAATTACCGCGCCGCGCTGTCGGCCGTCACTGGAGGCAACGCGTGAGCATCAAAACCGAACTTGCATCGGGCGTCATGAAGATTTCGCCGCCCGTCGCGGTCATCTGGGCGGAACTCGCTGGATGGGGTCCTCAGGAATGGATGTACGCCCTGACTTCAGTGTACGTGGTCCTGCAGATCGTGCATCTGTCGTGGCGATGGATCCGCGAAGCGCGGCGCACGAGTTCGGAATGAAGCTCGTCAACGACGCCGCCAACTGGTGGAAATGGCACAGCACGCGCGTGTTCGCCGTGTTGGCAGTCGCGCCCGTCGTCTGGGCATCTTCGACCGATTTGCAAGCCATGATCCCGCCGAAATGGGCAGCCAGCATCGGCGCCGTGATTTCCGTGGTTGGTTTGGTGGGCCGCGTGCTCAAGCAGGGCGCCGACCCGATAGCTCCGACCGTCCCGCAGCCCTTCGACTCCAACGCACCCGACAAGGGGTAATCCATGAACATCCGTCACGCTCTGCTGGCGCTCGCCGCGCTGGCCATCTTCGCCGTGGGCGCCATCCTGACCGGCTGCGCCGGCAACGCCCCGAAGCCGCTAGCGCCGGCGCAGATCGCCGCGATTGCCTGTCCGCAGCTCAACCTGGTGCATACTCAGCTCGTCGCCTTCAATGCCGCGCTGGAGGCTGATCCGTCCACCGCCGCCACCGGCAAGCAGGCGCAGGCGCAGCTGGACGCGATCCACCCCATCGTGCAGTCAGTCTGCAACGGCGCATCCGCCGCGCCGACCGTCAACCTGTCGAGCATCCAGGCGCTGATAACCACGGGCTTGCCGGCGCTGGGCCATCTGGCCGGAACGCTACCGCTGCCGCCCGCCCAGCAGGCGCAGGTGCAAGCCGCGCTGGTGGTGGCCGAGACCGCGGCCGGCGTCGCCGGTGTGGTCGAGCAGCAGATCAAGGCGGCGCAGAGCGCGCCGGCCAGTGCAGCGAGTACGGGCAAGCCGTGAACCCCATCGACTACGCCCTCCTCGCCAAGCGCGCCTACCTGGATGCGCCTACCGTGGGGAAGGCGGACAGCGCCTCGCGGATGTGCGTGTACGGCGACGTGCATGCCTTCCGTGGCAGCGATGACGTGTCCTCGTTCCTCGCCGACGCCGACTGCGACACGATCCCGGTCGAGGGCTTGGGCAAGCTGCACAAGGGGTTCTACGGCGCGCTCGCCGCGATCCTGCCGGACTGCCTGGCGCTGCCACGGCCGGTGGCGGTCACCGGCCACAGCCTCGGCGCAGCCATGGCGATCATCTACGCCGCGGTGCTGGCGCAGCTGGGCCATGTCGTGCCGGTGTACGCCTTCGAGCCGCCGCGGCTCTGCGGTGACGACACGCTAGCGCACGTCTACCGCGACTTCGCCATCCCGTTCTACGGCTCGCGCAACGGCAACGACATTGTGACGCAGGTGCCACCGGAGCTGAGCTGCCCGCGCGTCCTCACCTGCATCGGCAAGCCGGCCATGCCCTTCGATAACACCATCGATCACAGCATCGGGCGCGTGATCGAGGCGCTATCGCCACCGAGGAAACCTCAATGACCCTCACCGAACGCTCTGCCCAGGCGCTGGCCGAACTCGACGCTGGCCGCATCAACCACTCCCTGCAGCTGGAACTCGCCAGTCTGGTGCGCGAGTACCACGCGCAGGCGACGAAGGCGGCCGAATCCGAGCGGCTGTCCATCAAGGTTCCCGGCAAGGACGCTGGCGCCGATTTGGAGAATGCGTGATGGCCATCAAGATCAAGCCAAGCCACAAGGGGCTGCTGCACAAGAAGCTCGGCGTGCCGCAGGGTAAGAAGATCCCGAAGGCGAAGCTCGTCAAGGCCGCGAAATCCAAGTCGCCAGCCCTGCGCAAGGAAGCCAACTTCGCCAAGAACGCGAAGGACTGGGGCTGATCGCCTCGGCTCTGTAACCCGCATCTACCGATAGGCGATGCAACCATGGCAGCACGCACACTACGACCAAAACACTCGGAAGAGATCCGGGTGAAGATCCAAGCCAGTCAGCTAGTAAACCGTCTGACCGATCATGTACTTAAGGGTACAGCAATGTCAGCAACGCAGGTTCAGGCGGCCAAGGTCCTACTGGCTAAGGCAGTTCCGGATCTGAAGGCTATCGAGCATGGTCTGGACGAGGGCACACGCGCTGCTTTCATGCTGTACGTGCCCGAAAAGCAATAACGCATGGACGAGTGGCGTCCGAGCGCGAAGCAAGCCGAGTTCCTGGCCGCTTCGGAGGACGAGGTGTTGTTCGGAGGGGCGGCGGGCGGTGGCAAGTCCGATGCGCTGATCGTCGACGCGCTCGGGCTGCAGCACAACGCCATCCTGTGGCCGAAATATCGCGGGCTGCTGATCCGCCAGACGACGCCGCAGCTGCGCGAGCTGATCGACCGTACGAGGGCCATGTACCCGCGCGTCTATCCGGGCGCGCAGTACAGCGAGCAGGCGAAGGAGTGGCGCTTTCCGAGTGGCGCGAAGGTGATCTTCGGCTATGCCGAGCGCGACGCGGACGCGATGCAGTACCAGGGGCAGGAATACCAGTGGATCGGTATCGACGAGCTCGGCCACTTCCATACGCCCTACGTGTGGGAATACCTCTCGTCGCGCCTACGCAGCACGAACAAGGCGATCCCTTGCTACATGCGTGCCACCTGCAACCCTGGTCCGAAATGGATTCGGGAGCGCTGGGGCTTCAGCGTGGATGGCGAAGCGGCGCGGATGGAAATTCCTGTCGGTGAGCGCATCTTCACGCGGCGATTCATCCCGTCTCGCATTGAGGACAACGCGCACCTTTCGGGGACTGGCTACCGCGAACGGCTGATGCAGCTCGCGCCGCAGGAACGCGCTGCGCTCCTGGAAGGCCGATGGGATGTAGTCGACGTGCCTGGGTCGATCTATGGCGCCCAGCTGGACGAGGCCACGCTGGGAGGTCGCGTTGGCCGCGTGCCATATGACCCGAGCGTTCCAGTGCATACCTACTGGGATCTCGGCGTCGGCGATGCCACGTCGATATGGTTCATGCAGCACGTGGCCAAGGAATGGCGAGCGATTGACTTCTACGAGGCGAGCGGGGAAGGCCTGCCGCACTACGCGCAGGTGCTGAAAGACCGCGGCTACAGCTACGGCGACCACTGGGCGCCGCATGACATCCAGGTGCGCGAGCTGGGAAGCGGCAAGAGCCGTCTGGAAGTGGCTGGAAGCTACGGCATCAAGTTCCGTGTCACGCCGAACATCGGCGTCGAGGACGGGATCCACGCCGCACGCATGCTGTTCCCCCAAGTGTGGTTTGACGCCACGCGGTGCGAGAAAGGACTGGAAGCGCTGCGCTACTACCGCCGCGACTACAACTCGCGCCTCGGCGAGTTCAAGGCAACACCCGTTCACGACTGGGCATCGCATGCAGCCGATGCCTTCAGGTATTTCGCCGTCGCTTCCAGCAAGCACGAACGGAAGTGGGGCGACATCCAGCAACCCAAGATGGCCATCGTATGAGCATCGCCGAACAGCTGAAACTACAAGACGCCTTGGAGCGCCTCGCTGCGCTCGAAAAGCGTATCGACGAGCTCGAAGCCGCCAAGAGCAGCAACACGCTGCACCTCAAGGAAAAGGCTGATGGCAAGCGCCAATAAGCCCGCGATGGACAGCCGCACGCTGCTCAACCTGGTCAACGCGCATGAGCGTGCGTCCATTGGTTCCAGCGCGGGCGCAGGCGCGGCGAACATCGCCACCACGGGCACGACAACGCAGTACGGCTCGGTCGAGGTGGAGCGCGCCCAGGCGCTGGACTACTACCACGGTCGAGCGCTGGGCAACGAAGTAGTTGGGCGCTCGCAGGTCGTCAGTCAGGAGCTGCGCGACACGGTCGAATGGGCCATGCCGCAGATAATGCGCATGTTCGTTTCGTCGAAGGATATCATTCGCTTCCAGCCCGAGAACCCGAACGACGAGCAGCAGTCGAAGCAGGCGACCGATGCGGTCAATTACCTGCTGATGGAGCAGAACAACGGCGTACTGCTGCTGCACGATTTCTTCAAGGACGCGCTGATCCTGAAGAACGGGTACATCAAGGCATGGTACGAGGAAGTCGAACGCGAGAGCTACGAGTCCTATACCGGGCTTGACGATCCGACGCTGACTTTCGTCATCCAGCAGATCGAGCAGCGCGGAGAGGAGGCTGAGATCGTCGCGCAGGAGGAAAAACAGGGCTTCACGCAAGACCCGATGACCGGGCAAATGGTGCCTAACATCACCTTCGATGTGCGTATCAAATGCACGCGTAAGGAAGGGCAATACGTCGCGGAGTGCATCCCGACCGAAGACATGCGGATCTCGCCCAATACGACGCACGACCTGCAGAAGTCGCCATTCGTGGGTCATGTGGTGCGCAAGACGCGCAGCGAGTGGAAGGAACTCGGCTACGACGTGGCCGACGAGCCCACGGACAACGGCCCGCGCATCGGCATCCAGTCCATTGCGCGCTCCGACACCATGGACGAGCTGGCCGCAGACGACCCTGGCAGCGACAAGTCCATGGAGATCGTGGAAGGTCTCGAATGCTACATGCGCGTGGACTACGACGGCGACGGCTATGCCGAGCTACGCCGCATCCTCAAGGCTCCGGGCAAGATCGTCGAGAACGAACCCATCGAGGAAATCCCGATTGCGCATTGCGTGCCAATCCGCATGCCGCACCGTCACCTTGGGATCAGCTACTTCGACTTGCTGAAGGACTTGCAGGACATCAAGACCACGCTGATTCGGCAGACGCTGGACAACGTGTACCGCATCAACCAAGGGCGGCTGGCGGTCAATTCGCAGATCGTCAACATGGAAGACCTGAGCGTGTCGCAGCCGGGCGGCTTCGTGCGCGTGGATGGTCCGACCGCTGGCGCGATTCAAGCCATAGACATGCCGTCGATTGCCGGCGAACTACTCCCGATCATCAACTACACCGACGAGATGAAGGCCCAGCGCACGGGCATCTCGGCCACCACATCGGGCCTTGACCCGGACACGCTGCAGGAGACCACGGCCAAGGCCTACACCAACGCCATGAACGCGGCGACGGCCAAGGTGGAGCTGATCTGCCGCATGCTGGCCGAGGGAGTGAAGGATGCCGCTATCCTGATGCACAACCTGCTGATTCGGCACCAGGACAAGCCGATGATGATGAAGCTGCGCAACGAGTGGGTGCAGATCGACCCGACTTCGTGGCGCAAGCGCTACACCTGCTCGGTGAATGTCGGCCTCGGCACAGGCTCGCGCGACGAGATGCGCGGTAACCTGATGCTGATTGGGCAGATGCAGCAGCAGGCGGCGCAGGTGGGCATTGTGCAGCCGGAAAACGTCTACAACCTCGTTTCCGAGATGGCCGAAATCCTAGGCTTTCCGGTGCCGGGGAAGTACTTCACCGACCCCAGCTCGCCTCAGTACCAGCAGGCGATGCAGCAGAAGCAGCAACAGCCGCCGAACCCAGCCGTACAGGTTGCGCAGATCCGTGGCCAGTCCGACATCCAGAAGGCGCAGATCAGCGCGCAAAGCGACCTCGCGCAAATCCAGGCGGAAGCGCAGATGCACCGCATGGACATGATGAACAAGATGATGGTCGAGAAGCAGCGCGCCGATGCTGCGCTCGCCAAGGCGCAGGCGGACGGCGACTCCAAGGCCGTTACCGCCTACCTCACCGCTTCGCAAAAGCACAGCGAAGCCATCATGGGGCTGATTCAGGGCATGAACCAGACCGAATCCCAGGAGCGGCAGAATTTCGTCAACGCGCTTGGCGCATCCGCAGGAATGGCCCATGGACAGTAAGCAGGCGGCACGCCGCGCCGACAAGGCGCGGATGATCCTCGACAATGAGTTGTTCGCCGAGGCGATGAACGCGCTGGACGAATCGCTGAAGCGGCAGCGCTTGCAGGTCAAGCCGACCGACACCGAGGGCCAGACGAAGCTGATCCTGGCCGAACAGATCCGACACCAGTTTGAAGGCTTTCTGCGCCGCGCAATTCAGGACGCGCAGGTCGCCGAGATGCAGCTGATCCAGCAACAGAGGCGATCCATCTTCGCCCGATAGAGCTACCGCCAAGTTATCCCCGAGCCCGCCCTGTGCGGGCTTTTTTTTGGCCCAACGCGAGGCAAACCACCATGACCACCGAAACCACCCAGGACCTGGGCGTTTCATCCGACTTCGACGAGAACACGCTGGCGTCGGCGTTGGAAGGAGTGCTGCCCGAAGGCGGCGAAGCAGCGCAGGCCGATCCGCAGCAAGCCGATGCGGGAACGACCACCCAAACGGAGACACCGGAAGCAGGCGACGGCGATCAGGGCGGCGAAAGCAGCATCCAGTACCTCGACGATCTCATCCAGCAGATGGAGGCCGATCCCGAGGCCTTCATGGGCCTCAAGGTCAAGCTGAAGATCGACGGCGAGGAAAAGGAAGCGACGCTTGCCGACCTGATCAAGGTCAACCAGCTCGAAGGGCACGTCAACCGGAAAAGCATCGAACTTTCGGAGAAGCAGAAGGCATGGGAAGCCGAGCAGACACAGGCCCGGCAGGTATGGCAGGAGCGTGTCGCTCTCGCCTCGCAGTCGCTGGACGCGCAAGAAATCGGCGTCCGGCAACAGCACGCGCAGTTGCAGCAGCAGTACCAGTCGATCAACTGGGCGGGACTCGCCCAGCAGGATCCGACGCAGTACGCATCGCTGCACGCGCAGTACCAGCAGGCATTTCAGCAGCTTGAGGGCACGTTCCAGGGCCTGCAGCAGCACAAGCAACAGCTCACACAGAGCTACCAGCAGACGCTGCAGCAGGTGAAGGAACAGGCACGCCCCAAGACCGTGGAAGCCATCAAGGCCCAGCTGCCCGAACTGGCAGACCCCGTCAACTACCAGAACGCGTTGAACGAGGGTCGCGCGTACCTCAAGAGCATTGGCGCCGACGAGAAGAACATCGATGCGATCGAACTCGATCCCGTCGTGTTCCGCGTCGTCCGCGATGCCGCGAAGTACCACCAGATCGCCCAGAAGCAGCCCAACGTGAGCCAGCGCGTCCGTGAGGCGCCGAGGCTCCAGCGGCCTTCCCCGAAAGACAGTCTCGGCGCCCCGGCCCAACGCCTCCAGAACCTCCGCGCCCGTGTGGCGAAGGGGGACGAGGACGCGATGGCCGCCCTTCTCGAACAATCCTGATCCCGGAGCATCCCCATGTCCGTTCCTTCGAATACCTATCAGTCGGTTTCCGTCGTCGGCAACCGCGAAGACCTCGTCAATATGGTCTTCAACGTCGACCCGGAGGCCACCGTCCTTCAGAGCGCCATCAAGAAGACCAAGGCCAGCAACACCTTGCACGAGTGGCTGACCGACACGCTGGCGACCGCATCCTCGTCCAATGCCGCCATCCAGGGCGACGATGCCACCGCGCTGGCCGTGACGCCGGCCTCGCGCCTGGGCAACTACACGCAGATCAGCACCAAGACCGCCGCGGTCGCCGGCACGAACCAGGCCGTCAATTCCGCGGCCAGCGTCGGCAAGATGGGCTACCAGCTGCTGAAGCGCACCAAGGAACTGAAGCGCGACGTGGAAGCCACCCTGTTCGCCAACCAGGCCAAGGTGGCACCGACCACCAGCGTGGCGGGCGTGACCGCAGGCATCCCGGCATGGCTGAAGTCGAACATCAGTTTCGGCGCGACCGGTGCAGCGCCGACCGGCGACGGCACCAACACCACCACCGTGGGCACGGCGCGTGCCTTCACGCAGTCCCTGCTCGACGGCGTGTTGCTTACTGCCTTCGAAAACACCGGCATGATCCCGAAGCTGGGTTTCGCGCATCCGAAGCAGAAGCAGGCGATCTCGCAGATCAGCCCGACCGGTGCGACGCGCTTCATCGACACCACCAACGGCAAGAAGCTCTCCACGGCGTTCGACATCTACGAGGGCGACTTCGGCGAGGTGACGCTGATCCCGTCGATCTTCCAGCTGTCGGGCACCGTGACGCTGATCAATCCGGACTACGTGAAGCTGGCCTACTTGCGTCCGTTCCAGAAGACGCCACTGGCGAAGACCGGCGACAGCGACCGCGTGCAGATCCTGCAGGAGTACGCGCTGGAGATGAGCAACGAGAAGGCGCACGGCGCGATCTACGCGCTGAGCTAATCCACCGGCAAGTGGTGACTGAGCGGGGCGTCTTCGGGCGTCCCGCTCTTTTTTTGGAGAAGTCGTGATGACTTATCGCTTCCAGCAACCGCAGGCCACGCAAGCCCTCGCCTTGGGCGCCGCTTCGGTCGCGTCCACCAATGCGTTCGGCGCGCAGACGTGGGCGATTCGCGTGGTTTCCTCGGGCAACTGCCATATCGACATCGGGCAAGCCCCCACGGCCACGGCGACGAGCGCCTATATCGCCGCCAACCAGAAACCCGAGTACATCAAGGTGAATCCGGGCGACAAGATCGCCGTGATTCAGGACGGCAGTGCGACCGGCACGCTGTACGTGACGGAACTCTCGCAATGAGTGCCGTGGAACGGTATCGCTTCGACCCGGATGGCAACCTGGTCATCAAGCGCGAAACCGTCCTCGACGATGTATTCGACGCCTGCCACGAGATCAGCACGCGCACGCCCGAATTTGGCAAGTTCAAGGGTGACAGTGCGCTGGGCCATCACGTCGCGTCCGTGCCGTGTGATGTGTTGATGGGCCTGAAGGCATCGCACGGCATCGACATCTTCAACATGACCCCGGAGATGGGCCGCAAGCTGAAGCGCTGGCTCAACACCGAGGCGCCGCGGTTCAAGACGATCAACGCCCGTCTATGATCACCGATTACGCCAGTCTCCAGAGTGCGCTGACCGACTACGCGGCGCGCGACGACCTGTCGACCGTCGTCACGACGTTCATTGCGCAGGGTGAGTCGCGGATCTACCGCGATGTACGCGTGATCGACATGGAAGTGTCGGCCAGTGAAACGATCACCAACGGCGCTTTTGCGCTCCCCAGCGACTACCTGGAGATGCGCAACCTGTACGTCACGGATTCGACGGGTGCGCTCCTGTACGAACTCCAGCGCCGGACACCGTTCTGGCTGCGCTCCAACTACCAGCAGCAATCAGCGCAGGGAACGCCGCAGTTCTACGCGCGCGAGGGCCAGAACATCATCGTCGGACCGTACCCGGATGCGACCTATCCGGTGACGATGCTGTACTACTCGCGTCTCGCGTCGCTGAGCAACACGAACACCACCAACTGGCTGATCACCAAGAATCCCGATCTGATCTTTGCGGCGGCGATGGTCGAGCTTGCGATCTACACGCAGGACCAGGCCGCCATCCAATACTGGGAAGGCAAATACGGCCAGCTGTCGGCGGCAGTGCAGGGCGCTGACAAGCGCGAGCGCATGAGCGGATCCGCTCCGGTAATGAGTCCGGGCTGATGGACCAGAACACGACCGTCGAGTTCGGCGAATGGTTGCCGGACGATGACCGGAACATCCGTCCCGGCACGCCGACGATGTGGCTCGCTGGGTCGCCGGTTCCGCTGGACTCGGCGAAGAACATGGTCTTCACCGGCTCGGCATGGCGCCTCTACAAGCCTCTTGCTGCCGCAACAGGCACTTTGGCGACGACGCCCGAGGATGCCGTCACCATCGATGATGCCGGGACGCTGGAGACCTACGTCGCCGGGTCGAATGGCCACCTGTACCAGATCAAGGCAGGCGTGGTCACGGACGTTTCCAAGGCTGGCGATTACACGACCAATCAGAGCTGGTCGTTTACGCAGTTCGGTGACTGCCTCATTGCCACGAATGGCACCGACAACGTGCAGGACTGGAATGTCGGCACGAGTTCAGCTTTTGCGGATCTCGCCGGCTCGCCACCGAAGGGACGTTGTGTCGGCGTCGTGCGCGACTTCATCGTCCTTGGCTACACCTCAGGCTATTCCTACCCGGACGGATCGACGGGATCGAACCTGCGCGTGCACTGGTCCGCCATCGCGAACCCGACGAACTGGCCCACGCCGGACACCACGGCCGCCTGGGCGGCGCAGTCAGGCTCACAGGACTGCTATGCCGAATACGGCGACGTGATGTTCATCGCCGAGGGTGAAGAAGTCGGCATGATCTTCCAGCAGCGCGGCATCGTGCGCATGCAATACGTCGGCGGCAACACGGTGTTCGAGTTCTACACGTTCGAACGCAATCGCGGCCTTCTTGCTCGCGCGGCCGCGGTGCAGGGCGGCAAGACGGTCTATTTCCTCGCTGCGGACGGCTTCTATTCGACGGATGGAAGCTCTGTGTTGCCGATCGGCTTCGGTCGCGTGAACCGGTGGTTCTTCGCCAACTGCGCCGATACTTCGGCGGTGCGCGCATCGATCGACACGAACGCGCAGTGCGTTTACTGGTCTTTCCCGAGCGTGGCCGGCCAGCCTAACGATCACGTCATCGTCTACAACTTCGCTGAGGACAAGTGGAGCTACGCGGTCGACACGACCATTTGCCTGTTCAAGAGCCTACAGAGCGGGAACCAGATCGGCGCGCATATCCCGCAAGCCTTCAACACCAGCAACGTGCTCGGTACGTTCTCCGGCGCGCAAGCCGATGGCGAGATCCAGACGAAAGCCTTTGTGCTGCAGCCTGGCGTGCGGGCACTCGTTACAAGCGCGAAGGTTCTCGCCGATGACGCGGCTCAGGTCGCTATCGCGGCCACGGTCTCGGACGACGATGCGCAGGTGTTCTCGTCCTTCGTGACGCGCAACACGCGCACGCGCAAGTCGTGTCTGCGCGCCAATGGAACCGCACACGCGCTCGATGTGAAGTTTGGGCAGAACACGAGTTACGCGCAGGGTGTCGAACTGGAATACACGTTCCGGGGCGCGGCATGATGCCCATCGCGGCTCCGCTGATCCCTGCGCATTGGCCGCGCATCTGGGGACTGATCGAGCCCGCAGTTTTAGCGGGTGGCGAGCACACGGAACGCAGCGTGTTGACGGGATTGCTGCACGGCGGTTTCGTGTTGTGGAGCGACTGCGCCGATATCGCGCAGGCTCGCGCTTGCGTGATGACGGCGTGGTGCGACTACCCGGCCGGACGCATTGGCTTCGTGCAATTCGCTGGCGGCATTGATGCGGATGCATGGTTGCCCGACGCGATCGCCGACTTCTGCGCATGGGCAAAGTCCATGGGCTGCAAAGAGCTGCGCGTCATTGGGCGAAAAGGGTGGGCGCGAAAGATTCATCGCACGCCCACGTCGTACGTCTACGTCGAGTCACTGGTCGGAGAGTAAACGCCATGCTTCCCGCGCCGCCCGGTGCCATCAATCCCTACCTGTCGACCTTCCAAGGAAACGGTCTTTCGTACGGTTCCGCTATCGCGCCTTGGGCCGCTGGTTGGGTCGGACCAGATTCGTCGCAATATCAGTCACCATCGCCGTCCATGCAAGGCGTGGCTGCGCTGTATGGCGGTGGCGCCCCTGGGGTGAATCCGACTGCGAACCAAGAGGGAAATAGTGGCTCGTTTGATCCTGTAGGCGCAGGGGCGCCGGCAAGCCAAGCAACGGTCAATGCGCTGAACGCCATGCGTGCCAGCACGCTCGGTGGCGTGACAGTGAGTGCCTATACGCCGTCGTTGCCTCCGATGGGCCTGTTCAATTCCGGAAATGCGGGCGGTGGAGCATCGAGCGTCACCGATCTCCCTGCGGTGCCTGTTTCAGCCAACAAGCCGACCATTCAAGGCGTGAACTCGGTACTCAATTCGCCGGGAAGCGCATTGCGGGTTCCGGGCATGGATGTGACCAATCTTGCGCCGGTTCAAGTAGCAGCTGCGCATGCCACCAATCCTCTGCAGTGGTTGGCGAATTTCAAAACCGATCACCCCACGCTTTATCAGTTGGGCATGACGGGCGCCAACATCCTCACGGGCGGCGCAACAGCGCTTCCTGGAATGGTTGTCAACGCCGCGGTGGATCACACCAACGGGCAAAGCGCACTCAAGTCCCTGCTTCCTTCCTTTCCGAATCTATCGGGCGTGTTCAGTTCGATAGAGAACAGCGGCCCAGCCTCCTACAGCGACGCCAGCAACGCACTGACGTCTCTACTCGGCACGACGGCACCTCCCCAAGGTTCGGGCGACACGAGTGGCGGATCTGCGCCAGCACCAGGTTCGATCGCTACGGGTGGACCGCTCCCTGATTACGCGGGCCTCAGCGCGCTTGCTGGCTTCGGAAATGCCCCTGTCGGCGGCTACTGGAACCGGCAGGCCTTGAAGATGGCGAATCCCGCCTATGGCCCGTATGCAGGCTTCGGAGGCGCAACTCCGCAGCCCATCAACTACGCCAACCCCTACGCCCCGAGCGGCATCACCACGGCGGGATACTGATATGAGCGGCGGATCGTCCCCTAGCAACGTCACCACGACGCAGAACACCACTCTTCCTAGCTGGCTCAACAACGCCAACCAATACGGTGTTGGGCAGGCGCAACAGCTGTATCAGAAAGGCGGCCCGCAGTATTACCCCGGTTCGACGGTGGCGCCGCTGTCGTCGATCCAGGAACAGTACCTGACGAGTGCCAACAACCTCGGCGCGAACGGTAATCCGGCCCTGGGCGCGGCGACCGACTACACGAAGAGCGTATTGGGCGGAAGCTACCTCAACCCGAACAGCAATCCCTATCTTGACGCTACCTTCAACCAGGCGGCGAACGCGGTGCAGAACCGGGTCGGGTCGGAGTTCGCGGGCGCGGGCCGGAATATCGAGTCGTCCATCCCCGTGCAGAACGACCAGATGAATCAGCTGGCGACCTCGATCTATGGCGGCAACTACCAGAACGAGCGCAACCTGCAGCAGCAGGCTGCTGCGAACGCGCCAAATCTCAATGCTGCCAACCTATCCAACCTTGGGGCCACGGCGAATGCCGGCGCGCTAGAGCAGCAGCAGGCGCAGAACTACATCACGGGCGCGCAGAACGCGTGGAACTATAACCAGCAGCTGCCGTACAACAACCTTAGTCAGTACATGACACTGGCTAACTCGCTCGCGCACGGAAACACGAGCACATCGACACAGCCGGTTTTCCAGAACACCGCAGGAAATATGGTTGGAGGCGCGCTGGCAGGTAGCCAAATCGGAAGCGGTATGGGTCAGTACGGTAGTTTGATCGGCGCGGGTCTCGGCGCGCTGGGAGGGTATTTCTCGTGAGCCTGGCAGACCTGAGTAGCACCCTTTCCAATCTGCAATACAACCCGACGTTCAATATGGGCCTCGGCATCATGGCGGCCTCGGGTCCGTCTCTGATGCCCCACAGTCTCGGACAATCTCTCGCCAGTGGCATACAGAGTGCGCAGGCGGCGCGCGAAAAGGCCATGCAAGCGCAACTGATGAACTACCAACTGCAGCAGGCTGGGCTGATGAATGGCATCCTGCAGCGCGCCACGGGAATGGGACAGTCCAACGCGCAGCCTTCCAATCTCAACGCGCCCAGCACCAATGCGGGCGATGCGCCGATGCTGGCCAGCGCCAACGGGACGCCGGGGCAGAGCTACGTGACGCCGGGAATGCAGACCAGCGGGCAGAGCAGCGTCGATCCCGTGTCTTCGGCACTGCAGACGCCTGGCGGCGCGCTGCAATTCGTGCTCGACAAACAGGGTTTTTTCAACCGCACGATGCCGGCCCCCACCGACTTCGTGAAGAACCTGCAGGCGGCCGGCATTAGCCCTTCGTCGACGATTGGGCGCCAACTGATCCAGGCCAACATTGCCAAGCAGAACTACATGACGCCGACGCGAATCACATCGGGTGGCGGACTGTACGATCCAGCGACTGGGCGCATCATGATGACGCCGGCCGCTGCTTCGCCCGGCACGCAGAACATCCAGCTTGCGGACGGCTCGTGGGCCAACGTCCCGGTTCAGGGCGGATTGCAGGGCGTGCAGAACGCGGCAACGGCACAAGCCAGCGGGCGCGCGGCGTTCGCTCCGATGACGTACACCACGCCGGACGGCGTGACGCACACCACCACGCAAGCACAATTTGCCGGCGCAACGGGGGCTTCTGCACCACCGGCGCCTACGCCAGACCAACAGGTGCAGGCGCTAGCCGCACAGGCCACTGACATGGCAAAGAACGGCGTGCCGCAGGACGTGGCGCAAGCGTGGCTGCAGAACAAGGTGAAGGCACTCGGCATCGGCTACCAGCCGGCCCAACCACAAGGTGCGCAAGCCCCCGGCGTGGCCGGCCCGTCACCTGGTTTCGTCGCCGGCCAAGGCGATCTGGCCAAGAACAACGTGCAGGACTTCGCCGAGACACAGGACAACGGCAAGGAAGCGGCATTGCGCATGAACGTGCTCGACAACGTGATCAACCTGTCGCAGCAAGGTATCAAGACAGGCCCCGGTTCTGATTGGCAAAACCACGTGCTCGGCATGGCGGCGAATATTCCCGGGCTCAGCATGGCGCTGTCCGGCGTGCAGGGCAACGTGGCCAAGTTCCAGGAGATGCAGAAATTCCTGAATCAGGCCGGCATGCGTTCCTGGCAAGCCGCTGGCGGCACGCAGACCGATTCGCAGCTCAACGCGGCCCAACATGCCAACCCGAATAGCGCGCAGTTCCCACAGGCGCTGCAGACGGTGGCGCGCTGGGTGAAGGCTGGCGATCTTGCCTCGCAGTCGAAGGCGAACGCCCAAGCCCAGTGGATGCAGGCCAATGGGCGCGACATATCGAAGCTGGATCAGTTCGAGAGCGAATGGCGCCAGCATTACGACCCACTTGTGTTCCAGCTGCAGACCATGGCGCCGGAAGATGCGGCGGCGAAGATCAAGTCGCTGTCTCCGCGTGAGGCGAAGTCCCTGATCGCTGATCGGCAGTGGATGATGCCCTACATGCAGGCGAACCCGTAATGGCCCAACAGACCGACAGCATCGATGCGCTGCTGCAGGCGCAGGCCAACCAGTCGCAGCCGGCGCAAGCATCCTCGATAGCGCCTGCGCCACCTGACCCGATCGGGGACATGCTTTCAGCCCACGCCGCGGGAAAGCCTATTCCAGCCGTAGCCTCTACAAGTGGATCGGTCGACTCCTCGTCCCCAGGCATCAACCCTGCGTCGCGCGTGGCCGCGCTGACGGCTGTCAAGGTTCCGCAACTGCAGCAGACCGCGATGGGTGCCGCAGAGCTTCAAAGCGCCATCGACTCGCATCTCGCGCCTGATTCGTGGCTGCGCCGTGGCGCGGATGCGTTGCTTGGCAATACTTCGGACGCGGCCGCGGCTTTGGATCAGCACATCGGCAACTTCCCGCTGTCGGTTGGGCAGCTGGCTGCGCATGGCGTGGCCGCTGTCGCTCCGTCGCTTGCGGGTGGCGCCGCGCAATCGATCGATAAATACGCGAGCGACCGCGCCCAGACGTACCAGGGCGGCATCCCGAACGATGTGGGCAGCTATGCCGGAGCAACGGCGGGCGAAGTGGCGCCACTCCTTGCGGGCGGTGAAGCGGGCCTCGGTGCGCGCTTCGCGAGCTTGGCAGACCGTGGCACGGCATTTGCCAAGGGGCTGCCGGTCTTGCAGAAGGTCTTGTCGGGTGCCGCGCAGGGTGCCCTGTATGGGTCACTTAACCCCGTCACCGATACCGGCACCGGGCAGTCCTTTGCCGGCCAGAAGCTTAGCCAGACGGGGACGGGTGCCGCGCTTGGTGGCGCGATTCCGGCCATCGGCAATACGCTGGGTGGCGCATACAACGTCCTGAAGCCACTGGCGAACCCGGGCGCCGTGGTGCGCGACTATCTCGGCAACTTGGTGGGCGACCAAGCCGGGGCCGTCGCTGCGCGCCTCAGGAGCGCGCCGTCCTATGTCACTGGCTCTGTGCCAACCGCAGCACAAGCGGGCGGCTCCGTGGCGCTCGTGCAGGCAGAGAAGGCCTTGGCCAACCAGTCTCCGGCCTTCAAGACCGCCCTTGCCGAGCGCGACATCGCGAACAATGCGGCGCGCTGGCAGCCGCTCAACCAGCTTGCCGGCGATCCTGCGACCATGGCAGCTGCCAAGGACGCCCGGACATCGGCCATTGATCCGTTCGTATCGCAGCACCTTCCGAGTGGCGGACATCTTGCCGCGAATCGCTGGCAGGGCGCTCAGGATGCATTCCAGAGCGTGCTGGACAATCCCTCGCGCATGCCGTCGACCGATTTCGACGCCATCAAGTCGGCGAACAAGGTTGTGCAGCAGGTGCGCAGCGGCGCCATGCAGGAAGACGATGGCTTGACCGCGCTTCAGGAACTTGGCGACAGCGCTGGCACGAAAAAGGCGCAAGGAGCGTTCCAGGCCGCGCAGGACGCCATCAACCAGAACATGGTTGACCCCAGCGGCGTTCAGCGCGTGCTGGCCACAGTTCGCAATGGCCCCCTCGGGCTCAACCCGGATCGCGCCGCAAAGCTTGACGCGCTTGCGGCTGGCCTCAAGAGCGCCACGAACATCAACGGGCTGGCGCACACCACCATGCTCGACGCCGTGCGGCAGGAAGCGAGTAAGATACTCGGCAATGCAGATGCCCAAGGAGCGCTGGCGTATGCGCCTGCTCGGAATGCACTTGTCCAAGCTATCGACCGGGTCGCGCCGGGGTATTCTGATTACCTGGCCAACTATGCGCGTCTCTCTCAGCCGCTTACGGACATGGGTGCCGCCTCAGACATGGTGGATCGTCTCGGCGGTGGCGCTCGCAATAGCGCTGGAAGCCCGACACTGACACTGCCGGCGTTCAATTCGCAGCTTCGCCAGCTTGGCAACCTACGCTATCCCGTTTCGCCGCAGATGCAGAGCAGCCTGACTGGCATCCAGCAGGACCTGCAGCGCGCCAGCATTTCCAATTCCGTGCGCGCCCCGGGCTCGGACACTGCCTACAACCTCAACACGCCGGGTTGGCTGGCTTCGAAGGTATACGGCACCACAATGGGCAACAGCGGACCCGTGGCCGACATGGTGCGGAAGCTGCCACTTGGCATCGGGCCCTTCCTGACGAGCATCAAGGATACGGGTGCAAACCGCGTGCTCAATGCCGCGCAAAGCACCATGCTCAATCCGGAAGCGATGGCCAAGGAACTGGAAAAGCTGCGCGCTACCAGCCCGCGGCTACTGCGGCTGCTTGGTCCTTCGTTCCAGGGTGCTGCGGCCATTCAAGCGCCGCAGCCTCCCTCCCGCACGCCGTAGCAATCCCTAATTACAGGGATGTCCCGCGTACATGGAACTCACCAGGATGGCGAGTGACGCCTTGTTGTGCTCCTCCGGGTGCGCCGTCCAGTAGTCGGCGTACTTTCGCGCAACGTCAACCAGCGTGAGCTGTTGCAGGTGACTTAGGCAGCGACTTCCACGTGGCGTTTTGTCGAACGTCTCGACGGCACCCATGGCCTGCGCCGCTCCGGTCAGCCAGCCTGATGTCATCTTGAACAGCGTGGACTGCTCAGGCGTGAACGTGCCGGCGTTTCCATCGGCATAGGCAAGGATCAGGGTTGCGCCCTGATACACGTTTTCGCCGGTCCACTGATTGTTGTTCGGTAGGTAGACCTGCGCTGAAGCGGCGCGTGCCGGCGCACTCGCAAGCGCAATCCACATCGAGAAGAACACTGTGCCTATTCCAAGGTGCAGCTTCGCCGTGCGCATAAAACCTCCTTCGGATAGATATGCCTTGCCAGACTCAAAGCAGCCAGACGCCGCAGCAGCCTACCACTGTCCTGCCGCAGAATCTGCCGCAGACGCAGGCGGACTGGCAACGCTTCCTGCAGCGGATGAACGAGCTGCTCGGCTCGATCAACAATGCGCAGTACACCACGGGCGTCAATGCTGTCCCAACGGAATACGCGGTCTACGACGGCACTGCGCTTCCGTCGCTGCGCATCACTGGTGCTACGTCGGCTTTCGACACGTCGCATGTGCAGTTTGGCGCGGGCAGCCTCAAGCTCACGGCCACGGCATCCACGGTAACCGTAGAGCTGGCCGCATCGGGATACCCGATCACACTTCATCCGAACTGGAAGTGGATCGCGTCCCTTTTCCTGCTCACGTCGGCCAGTACGATCGCCGGCAAGCTGTCGGTGGTCACGCCCGCTCAGCAGTACGATGTGGATATCAGCGGGACGCCTGGCGCTTCGTGGTCACGCCTCTATGGCGACTACGACCTGACAGCTGATGCCAGCACGTCCTGCACGCTACTGTTGACGCTGACCGGCGTCACGGTAGGCCAGGTCTTCAACCTCGAAGGTTGGATGCTGGAGCCCTCTCAGGGCGCCGTGTTGCCGTCGCCGTTCATCATGACCTCCGGGCCGAGGACGTGGACGCAGGTTGTCAACGACGGCACGAAGCCCGACAACAACGCGAACTATGTAGCTGGCGTCATCAATAGCTACATCACGGAGCTTTCGTTCGCTGCTGGCATTGGTCCGGTGAACATTGTTTCCTCCCTCCCGGCACTTCCCAATGGCAGCTATCCGGATGGATCACTTGTCGTCCTAACCACGGACCACAAGCTGTACCGGAACAGCTCTAGCGCATGGACGAAAGCCGTTGACGGCGCCGACATCATCGCCAACAGCATCACGGCAGGCTCTATCTCGGCTGGCGCCATCAATGCCTCTGCCATTGCCGCTGGAGCTGTCACGGCGAATGCCATTGCAGCGGGCGCCGTGCAGGCATCCGCGATCAGTGTGACAACGCTATCGGCGATCAGCGCGAATCTTGGCACGGTAACGGCGGGCACACTGCAGGACAGTGCCGGCAAATTTGTTGTCAACCTCTCCAGCCAGACGCAGACCATCAAGGATGGAAGCAACACTACCCGCCTCCTGATCGGCAACCTCGGGAGCGACTACGGAATACAGGTCTTCAGCGCATCCGGAGCCAAGATATTCGATGCGTCCCAAGGCGCTTGGGATGCGACGAACAACCAGCCCGTCGTGACGACGGCAAACAACGCGCAAAGCACCGCCAACACGGCCAACACCACGGCCAACACCGCGATCACTTCGGTAGTTGTGCAGAACGCCAATTTCACCAACGGAACATCGTATTGGACTCTGACACCCTCGAGCGATTTCTATCAAGAAACTGGAACCAACAACCCTAACCCGAATGGGAACACATACCTGGTCCACCAAGGTGTCAGCGGTGAATCCTACGCAAACGCTGTGAGCCAAAGCATGGCGCCCGTCGTGCCAGGTCAAACCGTCACGGCCATCATGTGCCTTGAAGAATTTTCGGCCAACAGCGGCGCAGCAGCTAACACAGCCATCTTCTGGTACACAGCAAGCGGAGGCTACGTCGGAGAATCTGCCTCGACAATGACATGCGGTCCCACGGGCACTGCAACGCGACTCAATAGCAAGGTTGTTGCACAAGCACCCGCCACGGCTGCTTTCGCTTGTGCCGGCGTTGAGTATCACAACCACACTAGCGGATATATCAACGCCACCACTGCATCGCTTACTCTGCAGCCAGCATCAGTCGATGAAACGCCGGACGGCACGAATTATCGGCGCACGGTCCAGAATTCGGGATCGGCAATCGTGATAGGGAATGGAAACTTCGAGTCGCCAGCCAACCCCGATGGAAGCATTCCGGGATGGAGTGCAGTCAACGGAGCGACCATTTCAAATTCAACGACATCCCCTTACTCGGGGTCGCAGTGCTTAGAAGTGGTGGGATCTGGCACCGCGAACTTCGGAGCTCGATCGCCCGCCTATCAATGCGCCGCCGGGGACACGATTTATGCCCAGGCCAAGGGCTACGCCAGCACGGGTAACGGAGCGACGCTCGGCATCTTGTTCTACGGAGCATCGGGTGTAATTTCCACGCCGAACGTGGCCACGGGAAGTTACGGGGCGTGGTTGCCACTTGCGCTATCTGCAGTAGCTCCCGCAGGAGTCACGCACTTTTATCTGCAGCTCTATAACAGCGCAACTTCGGGTCTATCGCGATTCGATGAATTTCACGCTACACGCGTTGTATCGCTAGACAACGAAGTTGCTGATGGGACTACCTACGCACGCATCTATGGCTCGGAACTGTCCAGCGGCACGCACCGCATCGGCGTCGCTGGCAGCGGCTACCGCGTCGGCGACCAGCGCAACCTGCTACAGCGCACCGTCACAAATTACCCATCGAAAGTCTCGCCGGGCATCAGTTACTCCGCGTCGGCGGGATCGCCTGCCACGGCGACAATCACGGCTGCGGCCTTCACCGCGCTATTGGGGTCGGTCAGTGTCGCCTACAACGCCTCGTCGGCCAGCGTGACCGGAACCAGCGGCACGAACGCCAACTACTACCTCTACTTCAACGACCCGAGCTATTCGGGCGGAACGAAAACACTGGTCGCCACGACCAACCAGAACGACCTATATTCGGGCGATGGCTATGTCTACGTCGGCTACGTGACGGTGGCCTTCCCCTCCAGCGGATCAGGCAGCGGTGGCGGCACGGGCTGTCCAGAGGTCGAGGAGCCGGTAATCCGTCGCCTCCCGGATGGATCGCATCAGGTTGTTCGCGCGGGCGACATCGACGTGGGCGACGACTTGCTGCTGTTCGATGGGCGGTGGGGGCGCGTGTCGTATTCGGAGCGCAAGTCGCAGCCTGGGGTCCACGTGATCGGTGAGGACGACTCCTCTATCACCTGTTCCGAAAGCGCGCCGCTGGAAACCGACGACGGCCCCTGTGTGCGCGCCGCCGATGTCGAAGGTCTGTCGCTTCGCCATCGCCGCGCCGGCTCCATGCGTATCAAGGCTGTCATCCCGCTCGGCCCGATCTGGGTCCAGCACATCACCTGCGAGGACGCCTGCTTCGTCGTCGGCGACTATTCCCACCACAATGCCAAGCCACCGTGA